TTTTCCCAGTCACGATCAACAGCGGCACTGATAGCGGCTGGCGTTCAAACTGCACCTTCTGCATTGGCTGTATTCTATACGCTCAATAATTACAGTTACGTTTAATTTAACTTTATCCTGCTAACTTTGTTAATCCGTCCACCGTACAGGTTGACATTTACTATATTGTCGAGCAAAGATAAAACCACAACATAAAAACAGGGGGTTAACGCCCCTTTTTCATTTTTAGTTATAAATGGTATAATTTTGTTAATTGAAATTAATTATATTTATTTATGGCTAGACCTACTGATTATAAAGAAGAGTATAACGACTTGGCTTTTAAGTTTTGCTTAATGGGTGCAACTGACGCAAAGTTGGCTGAATTCTTTGAGGTAACAGAGAAGACTATCAATAATTGGAAGATAGAACACCCCAAGTTTTTACAGTCCATAAAAAAAGGAAAGTACGAAGCTGACGCGGAAGTAGTTAATTCTTTATTTGGTAGAGCTAATGGTTATGAGTACACAGAGGTTAGAGATGAAGTCTCAGAGGAAGGTGTAAAGAAAGTAACCACTAAAAAACAAATGGCGGCAGACACTACAGCCGCAATATTCTGGCTCAAAAACCGACAACCTCAACAGTGGCGAGACAAACAAGAGCAAGTTGTAGTAGAGATGACTCAAGAACAATGGTTAGACTCTCTTGAGTGACCAACTAGATAAAAGGCAAAAGCTCAAGGATGATTTTGAGTACTACGCTAGAAACTGCCTAAGAATAAGAACAAAACACGAAGGCCTTCAGCCTTTGTTACTTAATGATGCTCAAAAATACATTCATGACAGATTAGAGGTGCAGTTAAAAGAATCCGGAAAGGTAAGGGCGATTCTTCTAAAGGGTAGGCAACAGGGTGCAAGCACTTACGTCGAAGGTCGGTTTATATGGCGAACCACTCACAACAAAGGTACAAAGGCCTTTATACTTACTCATGATGGCGAGTCCACTAACGCACTGTTTGAGATGACCGAGCGCTATTATGATAATTTACCACCGTTCGTAAAGCCGACAACCTCAGCGGCAAACGCAAAAGAATTACACTTTGATGCTTTAGATTCTGGTTACAAAATAGGTACAGCAGGCAATAAGGCTGTAGGGCGCGGACAAACAATACAATATTTCCATGGTTCGGAGGTTTCGTTTTGGGTTAACGCCAGCGAGCATACAAAAGGTATAATGCAGGCAGTTCCTGACGCTGATGGAACAGAGGTTATATGGGAAAGTACAGCAAACGGTGTTGGAAACTTCTTTCATGAACAATGGAAGTTGGCCGAGAAAGGGTTGAGCGAGTTCCAAGCTATATTTGTTCCTTGGTTTTGGCAATCAGAATACAAAAAAGAGTTACCGGAAGATGTGGTATTTAGTGACGAAGAATCGCTACTTGCTGAAGTTTACGGATTATCAAGAGAGCAGTTATATTGGCGTAGAATGAAAGTGGCTGAACTAACCACTGATGGAGTTGACGGTCTAAAGGCTTTTAAGCAGGAATACCCTATGAATGCGGCTGAAGCTTTCCAAGTTTCAGGGGGTGACGGCTTAATAAATGCTGACTCATGTATGTTAGCAAGAAACAATAAAGTGAGCGGTAATGGCCCTTTGGTTGTTGGCGTCGATCCTAGTAGGGGTGGAGATAGATTTGCCATAGTAAAGCGTCAAGGCCGGAAGATGTATGGCATGAAATCATACAAGGGCGAGGAATGTGACAAGCTAGGAAAGAATGTAGCTATATGTAAAGACATTCTTGACACTACAGATGATGACGCAGGCAAAGAACCTGACATGATGTTTATCGATTTCGGCTCTGGTGCAGATATAGTTGATAGGCTTCATGAACTAGGATACAAAAAGAGAGTTAAGGCTGTTCACTTTAGTTCAACTCCTCTAAATCCTAAAAAGTACAAGAATAAACGTAATGAAATATGGGGTGAAATGGCTGACTGGTTAGTAGATGAGTCGCTTCCTCCTGAAATACCAGACGATGACGAGATGCAAGCTGATTTGTGCGCATCTCCTTACGACAGAGATTCAAACGACCGTAGAGTGTTATGGTCAAAAGATAAGATTAAATCTAAGTATGGGTTCAGTCCTGATTACGGAGATGCTGGCGCTTTAACATTTACAGAGCCAGTATCAACAACGAAACCAAAGAAAATAAATTTTAGCTCGGTGCAAAGGTAATAAGATGGCAGACTTTAGTAAGTTAGACGATGTTCTAAACATGATTAAAAAGGCTCAAGAGGCTGAGCACGATATCAGAGAAAACTCTCGCACAGCTAAATCATTTATTATCGACCCTGATGGTCAGTGGGATGATGATGCACGTAATAAGATGGCTGATAGTTATCGCGGCACGTTTGATATGTGCACACCTATTGTTGACCAGATAAGCGGTGAAATTGAACAATCAGATTTCACGATTAAAGTTAGTCCTGCTGGTGGCGAGTCATCAATGGATACTGCCAAGACTCTTGACGGCTTAATCAGGAACATTCGCAATCTCTCCAATGCTGAGGACGTATTCAGTAAAGCCAGTCGAACAAATGTCATTCAAGGCTTCGACGCATGGGAAGTCGTTCAAGAATTTGTAGATGATGACTCTTTTGACCAAGACTTGTTAATCAAATACATTTCTAATGCTATTGACTCGGTTTGGTTTGATTTAAGCGCCGTAGCTCAAGATAAGTCAGATGCTATGTGGGCAGTTAAATTAGTCGCTATGCCTACTGATGAATATAAAGAAAGATTTCCTGACGGCTCTGGTCAAAGCGTAGGGCAAGGTAAGCGACGAGAGCGAGAATTTCAAAAAGCCGAATCTGTTATCGTTGGTAAGATTTACTATAAAAAGTCTACTAAAGTTGATTTAGTTAGAATGTCAAACGGTGACGTCTACACTGATGACGAAGAATTTCAAAAGATTAAAGATGAATTAGAACAAGCCGGCATTGTTGAGGAAGATAGAAGGACTAAAGAAAAGTTCATTGTTTACACTCGACTGTTTGATGGTGACGATTGGTTAGGCGACGGCGAAGAAGAAACAGTATTCTCATTCATCCCACTCATTCCCGTATATGGCAACTATGACATTGTTGACAATAAAGTTATTTTCTACGGCAAAATCGAGAAGCTTTACGACCAGCAGCGCGCATTAAACTATGCGTTAAGCCGTGATATTAATGACGGTGCTTTATCGCCTAGAGCTAAGTATTGGTTAACTGCTGAGCAAATGGAAGGGTATGAGGATACGATTAGTACGTTAAATACTAATAATGACCCAGCTCAACTATACAATCATATTGACGGGCAATTAATTCCACAAATGCAAGGAGGCGCACAACCTAACGCCGCATTACAAACCACGGTTGCTAACATGCAGCAAATGATTAATACCTCAGCCAATAGCTTTAACGCTCAACAAGGTAATGCCAATGCTTTACAAAGTGGCATAGCATGGCAACAACAAATAGAGCAAGGTAACATAGGCTCAATCAAATGGTTTGCCTCTTTACAAATCGCTGTTTGTCATACTGCTAGAGTTTTAATCGATGCCATTCCTCGTGTATATGACGCAACAAGGCAGGTTAGAATTTTAGATGAAGATGGCACAGGCAATATCGTTACATTAAATACTACGGTTTTTGACGAGCAGTCACAGCAGAATGTAGAGGTTAACGACCTAACCAAAGGTAAGTACGATGTGGTTTGTGATTATGGCCCAGCGTTTAACAGCCAGCAAAAAGAAACTGTACAAGCATTCTTAGATATGGCGGCTATTGATCCTACATTCCTAGAGTCTGGTAAAGACATAATGCTTAAGAACTTATCAGTTCCAGGCATGGATCAAATGGCTGAACGCTCACGCGAACAGTTATTTAATGCTGGTTTAATTCCTGAGTCACAATGGACTGACGAAGAAAGACAGAAAGTTTTAGAAGCTCAACAAGTGGCGGCTAACCAACCGCCACAGGAAGATCCATTAATGGTCGCGGCAAGAGCTGAAGAAGGTAAGGCACAAGCTGAGCTACAGAATGCAGCTAACAAGCAAGCAGAGATACAAGCTAGCAACCGATCGTGACTGGGAAAC